AATACCTGCTGGGCCAAATAGTGACATTCCTGCAAATATTTTTGGTACCGCCATCGCAAAATTAATTATTGCTAAAGCCGCACTTCTAGCAGCTAAACCAGCCATTATAGCACCTATAGCTACTAAAACAGGTTTATATTCCATAATAGTTGCAAGTCCTTTTGCGAGGCCATCTAAAAATGGAGCAAATTGTACAGCTATTTGTGAAACCGAATCTTTCATTTTACTTAAAGATAATTGTAGTTTTTCCTGCACCCCAACAGCCTGCATTCGTTCATAAGCACCTTCACCATTTATAGCATTAAATTCTTCTGAAGTTAGATTAGCCATTTGTTGTTGCATTACCATATCGGCCATAGCATCTCTACTCATTCCTAAAGCAGCAGCTGCTGCTTCTTGTTGCATTCTATTTCCAGTTGCAAAAGCGGCAGTAATTTCTTCATTATTAGCTAATTCTTCAGATAATCCTACTAAGTCATTATTTAAGGCTAATTGTCTTGCCTTTTCTAAATTAATGTCCTGACCTAATAGCATTTCAGCTGCTAATTCGTTTTTTATAGAAGTTTCAAAATCTAATAAGCTACCTGCTATAGCATCAACTCCCTCTAAATTAGTACCTAATAAAGCGGCATTTGCTGCTGCTTCGGCTAAAAGTTCAGGATTTGCTCCTAAAGATACTTTTATAGAATTACTCGCACTAGCAACATCATTTAAAACTCCTTTTAAATTAATCCCAACTCCCGCCTGATTTGCAATATTTTGTGCTGTTTCCGCAGTATCAGCAACAATTTGTTCAGTTTCTTTCCCCTGCATTCTGGCCATCATAGTTAAAGATGCTGCTGCATCATCAGCCATATGAAGTTTAGTGGTTAACATAGTGAAGGTCTCTAATGTTTGACCTCCAAAGTCAGCAGTTAAACCAGTTTGTTCAGTTAATCCTTTAAAAGCTTTATGAGCTTTTTCAGCAGTAAAAGCTACATTCCCAGAATCAATAGCACTTTGATTTAAATCTTTTGATAATGCTTTAGCCTGATCTGCAGACATCCCAGTTTCTTGGGATAGCATTGCCATATTTTTGCTGCTTGAAAGTATAGCGGATGCAATAGCTAGAAAAGCTAATTCACCCATTCTAGATACATTAACAACTTCTCCAAGATTACCTTCTAATACTTTGGAAAGAGTACCAGATTTATCTATTTTATCTGCAAGTCCTTTTCCAGCCTCAGCACTAAGTTCTAATAAACTTTTATTGTTTTGTCTTGTCTTATTTTGTTTTTCAAGAGCTTCAAGATTTGATTTTTCTAAATCATATTGCTCTGCTAAAGCAACTTTTAATTCCATGGTATCTACCCCTGCTTCTTTACCAGCTGAAATTATTTTTTTAAGAGTTGCCTCTCTTCTTACTTCAAGAGCTAACATTTTTTTCTTAATGTCTCCTTCAACATTTTGCCCCTTTTTTATTTTAATTTGGAGTGCAATTGTTTCTTCTAATCCCGAAGTTGATTTTTTAATAGATTGTGTAATATCTCTATTATAGGATTGAGCTACTTTTTTAGCAACAGTATCTAAACCATTCATATTATCAATAGCATCTTCTAGAGTAGTAGATATAGTAGCTGCTAATGATTTAAAGGCATTATCTAAAAACCCAACTTCTGAAGCTTGGTCTTTTATAAGATTTTTACCTTTTTCTAATTCTGAATTGGTTGCCATTAGGGTGTTTTATTATAAATATTGAATACTTTTATTTTTATTTATAACTAGATTGATTTTTAAAATTTGGGGAACTTACTTTACCATCAGAATTGATAAGAGATTTTTTATCCTTACCATCTCTAGCTTTTTGTATAGATTCTTTTTCTTCTTTATAAAAATCAGAAATTAATTTGAAAGTATATTTACGAAGCCAAATTGGCATATTATATATAGTATGCCAATCATATCCACCTTTACCATGGAAAACTATTTCGTGAATTTGTCTAAATAGAGCTTGTCTAATTTTAGGAGCCGAGGTCAACGTCAGGCCAAAAAAAGTTAATTCCAATGGGGATGTTAACCCCGTTAGGTCTGTTTTCGGGAAAAAAAGTCAGATCTACGTCTGGTTGTATTTTTATTATGTTTTCTCTAAATGCTCGAGCATCTCGAGCTAATAAATAATTTTCAACAAAATCTCGTACTGTTTTTCTATCATTATCTCCTTCAACAGATTGAATCATATATTTTAACCTAGTAGTAGCTTCAGGAGAATTATCTTTATTAAGTTTTTTTAATCCTTTTAATTCATTTTGAATTTTTATTTCATCTCCTTGAGTTAATAACTTATATTCAATTATATTACCTGAATGAGGGAGTGTAAATGTAAAACTATTTCCACTTTTATACAAATCTTCATCAATTTTTTTATCTTCTAATTTTGATAAATCTACTGTATGTTTTTTTCCATCATAATTAAAGGTATAATCTTTTCCATACCCTAAAACCCGAGCTGCTACCATAATAGCATTTTTATCTCCAATTAGTAAATCTCCCCATGGAAATTCAGTAACTACTAAAGCTTTTAATACTCTATCAATTACTGATCCATCACTAATATAAGCTGAATTAGTAAGGATATCTTCTACTTTTGCCGTCATGTATTTTACTTCAATTGTACCACTAGCTAAGGGATGGTCTTTTGGATATAGAAGTCCTTTTGAGGGTAATGTTACTGTTTCAGTAGGTATTTTAAATTTTGACATAATCTTTATTTATTAATAACGTTTTGTACGTCGATAAATATTAATATAATTAATTTTTTTAACTCCTCCACGCTATTTAAAAAAATAATTTGTTTGTTTTTGAATTAGGATCATAATAATAGTGGCCCTGAAGTGTAATTCTTGAATTGTTTTCTTTTAATTCTAATTCTCCAATTCTATGGGGTGTATTACCTTTCCAAATATGTAATGTACCAAATTTATAATTTTTAATACCCGTTTTATAATCTAAATAGGGTGTTATACCTTTTGCTTCAATTAAAGATACAAAAGAATATATTTTATTTGTATCTAATTTGGGATAGTAATCTAAAATACTATGGTCTACATGGTAATCGTATGTTTTTAAAGGTTGGATTGCATCTGTAAATACATGAAATCCTGGGATAGTAAGATTATTTTCTAATTCTGTTGGAATAGTTGTTATAGATTCAATTTTATCTATTAATTTTTTATATACCCAATTAAATTTTTCTATTAATATAAATTGTACCCCTAAATCTATATCTTCTTTTTTACCTTCTAATTTATAAATAGCATCTCCCAAAGTATATTCTGCTTTACATTGTTCTATTAAAGCTTCTTCTGTTGGAGTATTCTTATATTTTTGTAGATGGCTATTTTTATATTGAGTAATGTGTTTCCAGTGTTCTTTTAATTCGTACACATTACTTTTTATTTTGTTTATTTCACTAGAAGATAAAAAATTGGGAAAGTCTTGAACCATATAATTAATATAAAAAAAAGCTTGACCTAAGCCAAGCAATTTTTCAATCAGGGGTGGGTAAAATTTTTAAAAGTTTAAAATACAATAATCTGGTTGTACTGTAATTGAAATATTTTGAGCAGTATCAACTGAGTCCCAATTATAATCTCCAAATGTTGCAGATGTAATAAATGCACCTTTAATAATCCATTCAGATACAATATCTCCTACAGGTCCTAGTACGTTAAAAGTAAGGTCTTTTTTATAAAAGTCACTATACCCATCACGACCAGTAACTGATTCGTGGTGTAAACGTACCCATTCCATAGTTGCTTGTGCTCCAGATGGGGTAATTGGGTCAAATAAAGTTAAAGAAATTGGATCCCAAACGGATTTTCCTTTAACATATCTTGACACATTAATGTGATTTAATTCAACTGTACCTTGTGATACTGATACAGCTCCAACTTCTTTTACTAAGTAAGCTGGGATACCATCAATATACATGATAAATCTATTAGCTTGTTTTGGCTCAAAAGCTGTGAAAAATATTTCGTTTGGATCTAATACTGCCATTTTATTATTTTATTTTATTATAAATATTTATCTTTTTTATTTTTATGCTGGGAATGTTGCTCCAGTTGGTAATACATTAAAATCTAATATTACAAATTCAGCCGTTTTAGTTGGTTGTAAGAATATTTGTCCTACTAACTCATTTCTATCTATTACAGTTGGTGTATTATTAGTATCATCCATTACTACTTTAAATGCATATAATCCTTGTCTTTGTTGTACTCCTTCTAAATAAGGGTTA